AAATTTCAACTTTCAAGACGTGGGCACCTTCGCCCCTCTCGGCGATTTCACGCGCGAGTTTAGGGTGCCAGCTAGCGATCGTAATCTCGAGGTTTTCGGGTTGCTAGATTCGTTCACGTTTAGCGATTCGGCAAATGTTTACGGGACAAAGATACCCGCCGAAATTCGGGTTAATAGTTTGCCGATTATGCGCGGCCATTTGCGCGTAATAAAGACGTTCAAAAAAAACGATTTACTCGCGGATATTCAACTCGCTTTTTATGGTGAGGCGCCCGATTTATTTCGCGCGATCGGGGATAAGTTGCTCGCCGATATTAGCATTTTAACGGATGACCTCTCGGGAATTACTATCGATTACAGTAATATAACGTTGCCAGGATTACCCGATGAACTTGTTTGGGGCTTAGTGGATAGGGGGCAAAATTGGGATAATACGGGAATAGGTCGGCCGATAACGAATAGCGAACAACCTATTTATCCCGCCGATTTAACACCGTTTTTAAATGCCTGGACGTTATTGTTTTGGATTGTTCGCGACGCGGGTTTTACGCTCAGCGCGACACCTCTCGAAACTATTCTCTCGGGGTATTGGTGCCCGTGGATTAATTCGAAAAATGTTATAACGGTCGAAACGGTCGCTAACTATTATTTCTCGGCGGGATATTTATCGACTACTAGCGTGGTGGGCGATACGTTTTTTAATTTTCCCGAGGTTGTAAATAATGGGGGAGCGTATTCCTCGGCGTTCGGTTATTTTGAGGCCCCCGTCGATGGCTTTTACTCATTTCGATTTTGGGCCAACTTTAACCCCGTCGGATCGTTTGGGGCGAACACGGGCGGCGTTAAGTTTTACCGATATGCTAGCGGCGGCGCGCCGTTGACGGGCGATGTAGTCGTTAACTACGAACAAGCGATTTCGGGCTTTGACCAAAATAACGGAAGGCGTCAACGCGTACTAATTACAACCGATCCTATTTACATGGATGCGGGGCAACGAATAGAACCATTTTCAGAGTTCAACGGAACGCCTACTTTTTTGGCGGATGCGAATAATAATCCGCTCGAGGGTACGGGTTGGGAGCTCTTTAGTTATTACCGCAATTGGGGCGATACATTGAACACCCCAGCGAACGCGCCGAACGTTAAACAGTTAGATTTTGTGAAGGATATTCTAGCGATGCACGGGGCTATTTTAATTCCTTCGCGCAATGTTCCGAACGAGGTTACTTTATTCCCAATTAATGATTATATCGCGACGGGCGACGACTTAAATTGGACGGGTAAAATGGATATTAGTAAAGATATAACGCTGAGCCCTACGACTGATATACAGAAAAAAACGTTTTTATGGAGCTATAAAAATGGCGGCGATTTCGCTAGTAAATTATACACCGATAACGGGCGAACCTATGGCCAATATCAAATTTTAAATGGGTATTCGATAAGCGAAGGGGCACCCGTTAACGAGTTTGTTTCAGGCGCGTTGAACGTTAAGCTCACCGCCGAATCTACGCCGAGTAGTTACATAGCTGGGACGACGATACCCGTTCCAAAATTCATAACTAATAATGGCTCATTTGTGGCGCCGAATCTTCGCTTTTTATTCCTTGCGGATATTGCTCGGCTTCCACTTTTTGACGACGCCACAATGACGGTAATTGGGTCGGATATAAATATCTTTAATCATTATTCGAGCGTCAACGCTAGCGTGGGGGATTACGATTTAAATTTTAATCCCGAAACCCCTTTACACGCCATAACTACCAACCCATTTCGAAATTTATTTAACGAGTATTGGCGCGATTATTTAAATGGGTTATATAGCCCCGAGGCTCGAATACTTGAGGCGTTTTTCGCTTTAGATTTAACCGACATTTTATCGTTTAAATATAACGATCGAATTTTTATAAAAGACGCATATTGGCGCATTTTAGAAATTTCAGATTATAAAGTAGGGTTGGCCGAATCGACAAAAGTTAAGTTAATTAAACTCGTTGAGCCCGCGCCCGATTGCCAGCTCATACCGACGTCGGTTTTGATTAACGAGGATATGACGCAAAGCGTTGAGTTTATAGATTTGGCGGGCGATCCCGCACCCGCTACGGAGGTTTGTTGTGTGCGTTACGGTTACACTTGGGAACCTTCATTAAGTCAATGCCTTGCGTATGGAACGCCTATTAATCAGGATCCGAACGGAGGCTCTGATTTTCGAATGATGAACGCGGGCCAAAATGGAACGCCTACGAACGTGCTAGCGGTAACGAGTAACACGGTTATAAGCGCGGATAATACAATGAGCGTTTTCGCTGGGCAAAATATAAGCATTGAAAAGGGCAACCAAAATACTTTAGCGGTTGGCAACGGATTAAAAATCGAGGGGGCCAATCGGGGGACGGCGGTTCTAGGCCGAAACGTTTACACGAATGCAATGGGCCTCCATTACGGAGGTGGGGATAGGGTAAGCGCTAAGGAAGGAAACCAACAAGGGGGGTTAATGATCTTCGCCAACGCCACCACATTTACCGCGGTTGGTAACGTGCTCGAGTTGGTCCTCGGTAACGATACAATTACGCGCCTAAACATTCAGGACGAAACCGCGATCGTTTGTAGTTACATTTTACACGCCAGCGACGCCCTCGGATTATTCATTTATGAAACGGGTTCCTTTTATTTAGATAAAACGGGCGGCGTTACGTTTGCATCGACTCCCGTAATTGTGAGTTCGGACGATTCAGGCACCGCGTTAACGCTTGCTTTCTCAATTGATACCGCAACGAACACGGCGCAACATCGTTTTAAAGTGACCTCGGGCGGCGCTGGGTTCCCTCACGCGGCCGTTCGCGTGGTTTTGACCGTTAACTATAATCAAATACGATGAAATTAAACACAATCAGCCCAACGCTCGGGTTACTTAAATACGGTATTCGCGCAAATGAGCCCTCGCGCCGTTTGTTTGGTGTGCGTAAATACGCATTTTTAACCATCAAATGGGGGTGCTTTGCGATTTGGTGGGGGTTTATTGTTTACTCGATTTTAAATTGGTTTAATGGCTGAGAATACAAACATAATAATAACCGTAACCGCCGACGATTCGGGGGCCATTACCAAAATTAATAAGCTAGGTAATGAGATAAACACGGCGGGCGATGCCTCTAAAAGTTGGATTAAACAACTCGGGGAATTAAAAACACAATTGGCCGCGCTCGATCCGAAATCGGCTGAGTATGCCGAGCTCGCGCTTCAATACAAAAATCTAGGCGGGTCGGCGAAGGTAGTCGGCCAATCTTACGAAGAGCTCAGCGCGCAATCGGGGGTAGCCGCGGCCTCTACTCAGTCGCTAAAATCTCAACTTCGCGAGCTTCAGGCGCAACTCGCCAACACGGCGCCCGATAGCAAAAAATACCGCGAGCTATCTCAGGCGGCGGGGGAATTAAAAGATAAAATCGGCGACGCGGCTCAGGCGGTGGGCACCCAAGCGGGCGGGGCTTTTGAGCGGGTAAGTGGTTCGCTCGGGTTGGTTACGTCGCGGATTACTTCGCTCGATTTTGAGGGGGCCGCCGAGGGTGCAAAGTTGCTCGCGAAAAATATAAGCGATATAAAGCCAGGGGATATAACCAACGGAATAAAAGGAATTGGGAGCGCGCTAGGTTCGGTTGGTAAGGCGTTATTAACTAACCCGATTTTTTTAATTGGCGCGGCGATAGCGGCGGCCATTGTTTACGCCGATAAACTTTTGCCGCTCGTTGACGGCGTGAGCGATGCGGAGGGCGAGCGTTTAAAATTACAAGAGCAATCGGCTTCGGTTTCGAAGGAGGCTCTCGATTCGGTTTCCGCTCAGGAAAATATATTAAAACTTCAGGGAAAAACCGAGAAGGAAATTCTCGATATTAAAGTTAAAAAAGCGGATCAGGCCTTAATCGATCAAAAGGCCGTAATTGAAACGCTCGAAATCCAACGCACCCAGCAAATCGAGGCGGCCGAACGAAATCGGGATATTTTAAAGGGGCTTTTAAATTTCCTTTCGTTACCGTTAACGGCTCTTTTAGCGGGCGTCGATTTGCTTACCGCTGGGTTAAATAAAGCGGGATTTATAACCGATGAAACATTCGCGAAAGTTGGAAATTTGCGGGATAAGTTTACAACCTCAGTCGCTGAGTTGGTATTTGATCCGAAAGAGGTTGCGAGTAAGGGCGACGAAACTATAAAAGCGGCGCGAAAAACTCTCGAGGGTTTAGAAAATCAGCAAGCGGGCTTTAAATTATCGCTCCAAAACATCGAACAATCGGCCGCCTCAGAGGCTAATAAAAAAAATGAAGAGCGATTAAAAAGCGAGCAAGATTTACAAGGCGAAATAAATAAAACGCGCGAGGAAACTTTTCAAGCGAGCCTAACCGCTGAGGAGAAAGAACTGCGCCAAACGGCTTTAAAATATAATGAGCTCGAGCAAAAAGCGGGGAATAATGCCGCGTTATTAAAGCAAATAAAGGAGCAAGAGTTAACCGATTTGCAAGCGATTACCGATCGTTATTTCGGGGAGGAATTAGCGAAGCAAGCGGAGCAAGATGCGAAGCGTATTGAGGCCGAAAAATTAGCGGAGGCGAAATTAAATGAGGAACGAATAAAGAGCGAAGATGCTCAGTTTGCACTATCCGAGGAAATCCGAATTAATAGCCTTTCGGCCAACGAATCGAGGAAACAAAAAGAGCTCCAAGATCTAGCGACGGAATACGACGCGAAACTATTAATCGCTCAGGGTAACGCCACACTAACGGCCCAACTAACGACGGAGCGTAATGCAGAAATTGAGCGAATCAATAAAGAATTTCGCGACGCTGAAAAAACCGCCGACGAAAAAACCCAACAGGAGAAAATCGATGCGTTTTTAAAAACGAGCGATATGGTTACGAAATCCGCTCAGGATGGAATATCTACGCTGCTCTCTTTAAATGAAGCGTTCGCGGGTAAAAGTGAGCGGAGCCAAAAGAAAGCATTCGAGCGAAATAAAAAATTACAAATAGCTCAGGCCGTTGTTACTACTTACCAAAACGCCGTGGCGGCCGCCTCGAGTCAATATGTTACGGGCGATCCAACGAGCGCCATTCGCGCGGGAATAGCGGCGGCGGCGGCTATCGCTGGGGGTTTAGCGAACATTGCAAAAATCAAAGCTACCACATTCTCGAGCCCAGCGCCTAGCGGCGGTAACGATAGCAATGGGGGCGGCGGTGGCGATCTCGCGGCTCAGGGCGTCGCATCGAGTGAGGTCCCACAGTTCAACCCGCTTGCAAATTTGGGCCTCGAAAATCAGCCTGGGCAAATACAACCCGCCTACGTTTTGGCCTCGGATATTGCTTCGAGTATGGAGGCCCGTTCAAAAGTTGAGGATTTAAGCCGATTATAAAATTAAATAAAATGGAAAAAAAGAAAGTAGTTAAATGTGTAATTGATGAAGGGGGAAGGCTCGGGGTTGGTGCGATTTCACTTGTGGAATTTCCCGCGACCGAGGAAAATTTTATATATTTAAATGAGGTGAAATTAGCGAGCGTAAATAAAGAGCGCCAAATGTTATACGGGCCCGCGCTCATTCCGAATAAATATATTTTACGCATCGACAAAAATACGGGCGAGGATTATTATATTTATTTTGACGCCGAAACGATAGCGAAATGCGCTCATTTATATTTAAAAAAGAACCTCCAACATAACACCACCTTAGAGCACGAATTTAGCGTTATGGGTTGCCCCGTAGTAGAGAGCTGGATAATAGAGGGCGAGCAAGATAAGGCCTACCATTTCGGGTTAACGGCTCCCGTTGGTTCGTGGATCGTTGGGGTAAACGTAACCGATCCCGAAATTTGGCAAGAGGTCAAAGATGGGAATGTAAAAGGTTTCTCAATTGAGGGGCATTTTAACGAACTCGCCGTTACTATGACGGCGGCCAATATCGAGGCTGAAATAATGCGCGAAATAAGCGATGTTTTGGCCGCTATTAAATAGGCATCAAGTTTTCTTAAGTTCAATAAAAAAAGCCTCCAAACGTGGGGGCTTTTTTTAAAACAAACAAACATACACACGGGCCAAAATTAGGGAAATAATTTACGATTCCGTTTACTAACCAAATAAATTTATAAATGTCAAATCTTAAAGAATCCATAAAGGCGATTTTCCAAAAGTTCGCCGTAGATCCGAAGGCTTACGGGATCGTTTTAGAAACTGAGGTCGCACTAGAAACGGAGGGCCGTTTGAAGGATGGAACACCCGTTTATACAACCGCCCCCGAGTTCGCTATTGGCGCCGACGTTTACACAAAAGACGAAGAGGGTAATAAGGTGCCAGCGGCCGCGGGTCGTTATGAGCTCGAGAGCGGCGAATTTATCGACGTTGACGAAATGGGAATGGTTGCCGAGATGGGTATCCCTGAAATGGAAGATATGGAAATGAGCTCGGCCGACGTTCTTAGTATGATGGAAAAATTGACTGAGCGCGTTAGTTTTTTGGAGGGTAACAACTCAACTATGGCCGCCGAATTGACGGCCGCCGAGGATAAAATAGAAATGCTTTCGGCCGCTTTGAAAAATAGCAAAATGGAATTGAGCTCGTTGAAAAAACAACCCGCCGCGAGTTCGGTAAAAGAAAATAAAAAAGTGATTTTGGGCGCTGAGAAAAAAGAAAAATCATTTGCTCAAATGACTCTACGCGAGCGCATTTTACAAAACATCGAAAACATTAAATAATTTAAATAAAAAATTGCAATGGCAACTACTACTAGTTTAACTACAACCTACGCGGGTAAATACGCGGGCGAATACATTAAGGCCGCATTTTTGGCGAACGAATCTCTTCAGCACGTTACCGTAAAAGAGAATATCGACTACAAACAAATCGTTAAAAAACTCGTTGACAATATAACGTTCGAGGCGCCTACTTGCGACTTCGCTCCGCTGGGCACCGTTACAATTACCGAGCGTACTTTGACCCTTGAGAAATTCCAAGTTCAAAGAAACCTATGTAAAAATACATTCCTTTCGGATTGGGCCGCGGGATCGGTACAAAATGGCGAACTAGAGCCAGCATTGGCCGAAACTCTTATTGCTAATATGCTCGAGGGAATGGCCGCGAAAAACGAAGAAGTTTTGTGGACGGGTGCGAATGCAACCGTGGGCGAATACGATGGATTTTTGACGCTATTTAACGCGGGCGGTTCGGGCGTTTTGTTCGTTGCTACACCCGTGGCAATTGACTCAACAAACGTGATCGCTAAAATCGCTTTGACGGTTGCCGAAACCCCAACAGCGGTTAAGCGTTCTACTGAAAAACCCGTTATTTATATCTCTCAGAATGTTTGGGAAGCATTTATGCAAGCTAGCGCGGCGGCGGGTAACGGTTGGTACACATACGGCGGCCCTGAGATGCCAAAATCTTACTTAGGTTATCAGTTGGCAATTTGCCCAGGTATGCCCGACGATACTATCGTAATGGCTCAGCGTTCGAACCTTTGGTTTGGTACAAATATTCTCAACGATTGGAATAACATTCAGGTTGTGGATATGGGCCAATTTGCCGAGGACAATGTTCGCTTCTCTGCTAAGTTTTTCGCGGGTGCTCAGTTCGGAATCGGAAACGAAATCGCGGCTTACGGAACTTGGTTCTAAAAAATATAAAAGGGGGGTTTAATTACCCCCCTTTAAACTAATTAAATAAAAAAAAATACTATGGCTTGTTTACTAGAAAGAGGGTTCCTCCTCGAATGTAACGAAGGGGTCGGCGGCGTTAAAAATATATATATTGCCAATTGGGAGTATTTCCAAACGGGCGTAACAATTGACGGCGCTACGGGATTAATTGACGGACTGCCAGGGGCGGCGGGTAGTGTTGAGGTTTTTCAATACCAACCTAACCGCAACACGGGCGCCGTTACGGTGGTACCTACGGCGAACCTCGAAAACGGAACGTTATACTACGAACAAACTGTTGAGTTGACGCTTGGTAAATTGTCGAACGTAAAGAAAAAAGAGCTCGAGAATATGAGCAAGGCGAAACTAATTGTTTTCGTTCAACTTTACGACGATCAAATCGTTTGCGCGGGCCGCACGGATGGCGCATTTTTGACCGCTGGATCTTATCAATCAGGTAAGGCGAAAGGCGATCTAAACGGATACCAAATAACTTTAAACGCTCAGGAGCCAGGCCAGCCCGATTTCCTCGAGCCGTTTACTGCGGTCCCTTTTGATAACTTCGCGGGTATTACGGTCGTTCAAAATTAGAGAGTTTTCGATTTATAAGTTAAATTAGGGTGGGTTTTTTGCCCGCCCTTTTTTTTTGAAACAATGAATTATTTAAATACAAATCAGGCGGGGCAAACGTTGAGGCTTTCACTAGATGAGAGCCGACAGTATTTTGCCGTGGCTTTTACGCACTATTTAATAATTTTAACGCACGAGGAAAATAGTACAACGGGCACCGATCTCGCTCAGGTTGCAACTATTACTAACGAAAATCAGCGAATAACGACGCTCACAATTACCACGGTTCCGCTCGATCTTTCGGGGCGCTATCGTTACGAGGTTTATGGGCAAAATTCGAGTAGTAATTTAAACCCAACAAACGGCGCGGTGGTGGGGCTTTGCCGAATCGGTTGGCTCGATATGACGGATAACGCAACGTTTTTTGATGTACCTTCGATAATTATAAACGACGATATTATTTACAATGGATAGCACATTTAAAAGTTCGGTTAGCGTAAAGCTCGCCGATTATACGGTTATAAGTTCGGCCGAGAAAACCGATCGCGGTGGGTGGGTGAATTTCGGTTTAAATAATTTATTCCCGCAATATCTACGCGAGCTCGCGCAAACGGGCGCCGTTCACGGTTCTCTGTGTATTTCTATTGGCGATATGATAGCGGGTAAATCGCTCGAGGCGGGTTTATATAACCGCCGTTTAAATGAGTTAAATACTTACGATGTTTTTTTCGGAGCGGCTCACGATTATAAAAAATTCGGCGGATTTTATATCGAGGTTATTTACACTTACGACCGCGAGAGCGTGGCGAAGTTGCGCCATATTCCTTTTGAGGAATGTAGGTTGGGCGTTGTGAATGATGAGGACGAAATTATAGGGGTATGGCATTCCAACGATTGGGCGGCCACTAAGCGCAAACGAAATAAACCCGAATATATTCCACTTTATAACGTGGCAAAAAAGGCCGAGGAGCCTAGACAAATTTATTATTGTTTTAATTATACTAGCGGGCAATTTTACCCGCGTCCCGATTATTATTCGGCGATTAATTCGATTGAGCTAGCGAAGGAAATCAGCGTTTACCATATCAATAATATAATCAATGGTTTGATGCCGTCGTTTATTGTTTCGATGTTTCAAGGTGCGCCCGATCCTGAGCAACAAAGGGAAATAAAAAGGGATTGGGAGCGCGAATTAACGGGCGCGAAAAACGCGGGAAAGTTTATAATGACTTTTAACGAGCGCGATACGCCGAAGCCCGATATAACTACGTTCCCGCTTTCGGATGCAGATAAACAATACCAATTCTTAAGCACGGAATCGACCTCGCTTATAATGGTCGCGCACCGCGTCACTACGCCGCTCCTTTTTGGTATTCGCGACGGGGCTACGGGGTTCGGATCTAACAAGGATGAAATGGCGGTCGGCTTAGAGATTTTTACAAATCAAGTAATCGAGCCCGCTCAGCGTAAAATAGCGAAATCGTTCGAATATATTTTAGGCTTTGAGATGCCAGGGCTTCAAATTACCGTGGTACCGAATACCCCGTTAAGCGATAGTGCGTCCGTAGCGCCTTCAATTGGTGCGCCGTCAATAAATGAGGTGGCCCCAGCAAGTGAGGCCGCTAATGTGGCGGGCACGGCGTTAAATGGAGCGCAAATAGCGTCAATGGTCGAGATATTAATTCAGGCGGCCACGGGCGTTTTACCCGTCGAGAGTGCGAAGGGTGTAATGCGTGCCTCATTCCCAACGTTGAGCGATCAGCAAGTTGACGAAATTTTTACGGGGATAACTGCGGGAAGCGTTAACCCGAGCGAGGTCGCTATGGATGCTTTTCAAACTTTTTTATCTGAGGTTCAAAAAAAAAAAACTTGTTGCGAATCGAGAGGCGTTGAGCTATCGAGTGAAATCGCTGAGGAATTAATCGCCCTCGGTGAGGATGCCCCCGAGGGGTTTATTTTAATCGATAGTTATGAGGTGGATTATGATAACGACGATTTCGAAAATGAGGAGCTAGTAAAAATAGCGGCTCACGAACTCGCTTCGACGGGAAGCGCCAAGGCAATGAAGCCGAGCGAACAAGACGAAACCAATTACGCGGGAATCACATTTATGACGCGGTATCGATACGCGGGAAGCAAATCGCCACAGCGCGAATTTTGCCGAAAAATGATGTCGGCCGATAAGTTATATAGGAAGGAAGATATTGAGGCAATGGAGGGCCGCGCGGTTAACCCAGGATGGGGGCCGAACGGTTCTAATTTTTATTCGATTTGGCTCAGAAAAGGCGGAGGAAATTGTTACCATTTTTTCCAAAAAGAGGTTTATATAAACGCAAAGGGAATAAATCCGCTTGCAAATGATTCGCAAAAAATAGCGGTTGCCAAAGCCGAGAAAATGGGGTATAAGATTCGAAACCCTTTGCTAGTGGCCTTGTTGCCTATTGATAGCGATTTTAACGGGTTTTTACCAACGAACCCCGTTTATGGCGTAGATGGGAAAAATTACAGACGATAAAATAAAATAAAATAAAATGGCTGAAATACTTATAATTTCCGACGTTTACGTTAAAAAATACACCAATATAAATGGGGCGGTAGATCCGAACCTCCTTTATCCCTCAATGTATTTAGCACAAGATAAATATCTAGCGCCATATTTGGGTACCTCTTTATTCGAGAAAATAAAGGACGATATTTTAAATAATACGCTCGCGGGCGATTATCAAATACTCGTTGAGGATTACGCCCGCCGCGTTGTTTTGTGGTGGACTATGGTCGAGGCGGCCCCAACGTTGACTTATAAAGTGGATAACGGTACGATGGTTCAAAGGACCTCAGAGGATTCTCAGCCCGTGGGCGATGTGATTTTTAAAGATCAGTTAGCGCGTTGGCAAAGTAACGCCGAACACTATACTTCGCTAATGGTCGATTGGCTTTGTGCGAACTCGAGTTTATTACCTGAGTATTCTAATAATGTTTGGCCCCAGCGCGCACCGATTACAATACAAAAAAGTTCGGCGAGTTATATTTTCTCTAGTGGAAATACTGCGAGCTCGCGCACGGGTTACCGCGTTCGGAGCATTAATCAAATACCTTAATAAAAATATGAGCAAGGTTAGTAAATGCGCCGACAAACGCCGTTTGTACCTCGAGGCGTTACAACGCTACGAGAAACTTTTACTGTCAAAAACCAAAAAAATAAGATGAGTTTTTTCGAATACTTGGGCGAGATTGTGAGCGATTCGGCGAGCTGGTTAATGGGTATTATAATCGGAATACTTGGAAAAATCTCATACGAAATCTATATGAAAAGAGCGCTCTCGGTTATTCAATGGGTTGCCGTAATCGGCCTCTCGGTTTTTTGCGGTTACGAAACGGCGATTTACTGCCAGCTCAACGGCCACGCATCTGAATCCACTTGGGCGGTCCCAATGGCTACATTAATGGGTGAGAAGATTTTCATTTATATAATGACGAATTATAAGCGGATTTTAACGGGCATACTTTCGTTTTTCATTCCGAAAAAATGAGCACAAAAAACCCGAATAAAAAACCCGTTGGCGAGCGTATTAGAGCCTCAAAATTCGGCGTATTTATAAAAGATAAAGTGAAACCCGTCGCGGGCGATATACTCGAAATTGCGGGGGATATTACGGGGATTCAGGCGCTCGAAACGGTCGGCGCTTTCTTAAATGGTCAAAAGCATAAAAGCGACGAACATAATAACCTCGCTTTAGAGTTTGAAAAAATGCGTTTAAATTTCGAGATGGAAATGACGCGCCTCGATTTAACTACGGAGCTCGAGTATTATAAAAGTGAGGTGGCCGATAGGGATTCCGCACGGGTCCGAGAGGGCGCGTATCTTACCGCCACGGGTAAAAGAGATTGGTTAATGGGTGCGGTCGTTATAATCGGCCTCGCGTTAACCGTGGGCGTAGTGCTCTCGTTAATCTTTATAACTATTCCCGAGGATAATCAGCGCCTCGCCGATATGACTTTCGGATCGGTGCTCTCGATCGGCACCTCGATTTTTGCCTATTACGTTGGGAGCTCTCGGGGCTCTAGGATTAAAGATGAAACCCTTCGAAAATGGCAAGCCGAAAATTAACCGATCTCGATTATAGATTGCAACGGGCCTACACGCTAGCGGCTCACGATTACCGCGAGTTATATTCCGATGATCCTCAACCGTTTTTAACGTGCACCTATCGAAGTAATGAGGAACAACTCGAGTTATATGCGAAGGGTCGCACGGTGCCAGGGGCGAGGGTTACGAACATTCGAAAAAACGGTAAACATAACAGTCTGCCAGCTATGGCGTTCGATATTGCTTTTAAAAATGAAAACGGGGCCCTCGATTGGAGCCCCGTTTTATTCGAGAAATTCGCGCTAATAATTAAGCAAAATTTCAACGGCTTAATTAAATGGGGCGGCGATTGGCGATCGTTTAAAGACCGCCCACATTTTGAAGTTTAAAACCTTAAATAAATTTCATCGCCCGTTAATTCATACAAAAAACTACTTACCCGCTTTTGTTTCGCGCAATCGCTTGCTTTGTTTGAGTATAATAATTCTCGTCGCTCTTTTTTTAGCTTGAGGATTTTTATAACCGTGGTGAAATCGTACATTGTAGGTTTCATTTTTTTAGGTTTAAAAGGGTAGATCGTCGCTCGGCGCGCTGGGCGTTGGCGTTGCTATTTTGTTGGTCGGTAATTGGCGACTGCTAATTTTTAAACTCAGCATTTTTTTGCCCGCTTTCGTTTCTTTTACCCATCCCGCCAATTCGTAAAGGGTCCCGCCTTGCATTATATTGCCGTTGTAATCGGGTTGGTTTTCGGCGGTTTTTTTCTCGTTTTTAAATAGGGAACCTTGGCCCTCCTTTTGTTCATAGTTACTCATTTCTATTTTGATTTTAAATTAAATTTCTCGTTTTTTGTTAGTTCGTAGAGCTCAGCCATAACAACCCATTGGCGGCCGTTATCCTGAATGGAGGGGAGTAGTGAACGCCGCGCCATTAATATAAAGAGCTCGTTTTTTAATTGGCTTATTCGTTGCTCATTCTCAGATTTTTTACCTTCCATTTGTACTCCTTTATTTTTTCTTTTATTTCGTTGAGTGATAACTTGAGGGGGTCGTTTCTTTTGGCCATTAATTTACTCGCCCTCTCGAATCCGATTCGATCGTTGAGGCGTGGCGCGTATTCGAGTAGGTTCCC